GAATGCCAGCTAATCTAGCTCTTTCCTCCAACGCTCTGAGAGTTGCTGGCTTGTCAGGTTCTTCAGGAATAAACCCAGAAACAGTTTGTGCTGTCGGGTCGCCGCCCAATCTTTGAGTAACCATCTGACCTTGATCTGTAATCATCTTCGGATCAATAGTTTGCTTAGGCAAAGAACTTAGGAAAGTGTTGATCTCTCCCATAACTATGTCTGGCCTGCCGCCTACAAGAGCATCTCTGAGCATCTTTGTGTCAGAGGTATCTTCTCCTAATTTCTCAAGAACATTCATGCGATCAACAAGAACGTCTACAGCTTTAGGCATATCTTCGCCTTGTATAGCCTGTTGGATAGCCTGAGCATCCATTATAGTGCCTTGAAGTAGCTGTTGCTGCCTACGCTGATATGGAGAGACTACTTGTTTTCCTGTCATGTCAGAAGAAACAGCAGCGCCATAGTCCTGAAATCTATCTTTAATTGTTCGTTTTGGAGTCGGAACATTAAAAGCCTGATTCATTCCAGAGCTTATTGAAGGCTGTCGCATAGTCGGCTGTTGGTTTCTTTCAGGCAGACCAGCCATCATTGCTTGAAATCTTTCTTCATCAAGCCTTTCTTTTTCAGTCATTTCAGCCATTTTTATACCTATAAATTATTCGCTAACCACCAAGAACAGGAAGCCTGTTTATAACAGAGCCAGCCATGTTGCCGTCAGCTCCTGTCGCTTTGTTAAGAATTCCACCAACCTGACTTGTCTGGCCTAGTCCACTTGGATTGTAAGCAGCACCAGTTCCTGTAGCTACGCCTGCTAACTGACCAGCAGTGCCGCCAATCATGTTAGACATTCCAGTACCAGCACCGCCTTGGATTCCTGCTAGTATATTTGCCTGCTGACCGATTAGATCAGACATGAGAGTGCCTTGATCGCCTTGGTACTGAGCAAGAGCATTAATCTGGTTAGTAATGTTCCCAGCAATGTCTCGGCCTGCTTGCATCCTGTTAGCTGATAACGCGCCGCCTGTGCCGTACAGGTAATCACCGACTGTCATGCCGCCAGTAAGACTTACATCACCTAACTGCCTGCCTGCCTGAGAAGCTAACTGAGACTGCGCTAAAGACCTGCCACTAGCTATGTCAGCCAATTGCGAGCCTGCGCCTGTAAGCGTCTGCATTCCCAAAGTACCGCCAGTAACACCAAGATTTCCTAGCTGCTGCCCAGCGCCTGTGAGAGTGCTGAGTCCTTGCTGGCCTGCTAACGTCCCTAGTCCTGCAAGCTGCTGGCCTGTGCCAAGCTGAGACTGAGCAATCTGGGCGCGTTGTGCAGCTAACTGTTGTGCCGCTTGAGTCTGTAAGTCAGCCTGTGCAGCGCCGCCTTGAGCAGTATACTGAGCTGCTGAGCCACTAGCGCCAAGACCTTGAGAGCCTAACTGTTGCAAGTTGGCAATTTGATTCTGCAAGTCTTGAGAGGCTAGGCCAGTGTTGAACCTTGACAGTTCTTTCATGACGTTGCCGCCACTTAAACCGCCTCTAGCAGCCGCTGTGCGTAACGCCGCTCTTTCACCTTGCTCGCGCAAGAACTGCTGTTGTGGACTTGCTTGGAAAGCCTGATTGAATGCCTCTTGGCCTAACGCACCTGACAATGCGGCTTGTTGCTGTAGCGCCGCAGCGCCTGCCTGACGGTACGGATCAAACATTTGACCAGCTTGACCAAAGGCTTGACCAACTTGCTGAGACGCAAGATCACGAGCTGCTGTGACATCGCCTAATCCTTGTCCGTACTGTTGATTAGCAGCTTGTTGAGCCGCCTGAAGATCAGTCCTAGCACCGCCAAGACCTTGGTACAATGCGCCAAGTCCAGCTTGTGCGCCTCCCATAATATCTTGCCTTGCAGCACCAAGACCTGTGCCAAGAGCCTCTAGTCCCAATCCAGTGCCTGACTGAATTAAACCGCCAGCTTCTTGAGCGCCTTGAGTTAAATCTTGACGAGCTATCTGAGTGCCGCCAAGGATGTCTGCTCTTGCTTGACCTGCCCCAGACTCAATAGCCTGTGCAGCAGCAGTCACGCCGCCTGCTAGAGCGCGTTCAGACCCAGCCAAGCCAGTTTGACCGCCTGCTCCTGCACGGCCTCCTACGGCTGTAGAGGAGGCCACAGAGCCTGTTCCAGAGCTAACGCCAGCTCCAGTTCCACCAGCCACCTCTGTTCCTGCTACAGTGCCGTCAGTAGTAGTGCCATTGCCAGATTTCGCCCTGTTGTAAGCAGCCTGAACCTCGGCTATAGGCATTCCGGTAGCGCGAGCCATATCATCAACAGAGACACCAAAGTTATCCATGTTAGTGGCTATCTGTTCTATAGACTGATTAGTCTCAGTTGCGTAACGCCTTAATAGGTTGTCTGGTATGCCGTTAGGGAAGTCAATTGTAGCCTGCTCTAAGCCGCCAGCTACAATGTCTTCGATCTGAGCCATCTCTTGGGCGCGAGTAAATCTTGTTGTCGCCTCGTCTATTGGATAGCTAATTCTTTCGGCTATCTGCTCAATAGGTACATCGTTCTTTACCATCTCACGGTAAATTTGCTCGTCAGTCTTATTGCCTTCCGCAATAAAGTTAGCGACCTTATCTAAACCTGTAATTTGCTCGGCTGGTTCAGGTGACTGGCTCAGGCTCGACTTGAGGAACTGGTCGAGGTTTGGCTGAGACGTTACTTGAGGCACTGGTTGAGCAATCGCTGGTTGAGGCGCTACTTGAAGCACTGGCTCAGGCTCGACTTGAGGTGCTGGTTGAGGTGCTGGCTGAGAAACCACTGGAGGAACTGGTTGAGGCTGATTAACGGCAGTTTGAGTTGGAGCTTGAGGCGATATAGCAGTATCAAAGGCTCGCTGAGCCTCAGCCATAGGAATGCCAAAAGTATTAGCCACTTTCCCCAGATCAGCGCCAGTTGACTGAATTAATGAAGCAATATCTTCTAGCGAGGCGTTTGGGTTGCCTTGAACAAATTGAACAACTATGTCTTCAGCGCTAGGGATATTAGCTCCTATGCCGCTGAGAGCTTCTGCCATTGCGCGTTCATCGTCTTGTCTAGCCATTAGATTCGCCTCATTGCTCGCAGCTCAGCTAGAGCCGCCTCATCTATGCCCATGCCAGCCAATGCGTTTGCCTGTCCACCCATTTGCATCATTTGTGCTTGCTGTCCTTGGTACTCAGGACTTAGATGCTGCATTACTGGATCTATTGTCGTTGCTTCAGCTAAATACGCAGGATTAGCTACCGCATCAGGTAACTGCTGCTGAGTGAAAGCCATATCGTAACTGCCTTGGTATGGCTGCAAAGCTGCGTAATTAACATCGCTGCCTCTTATTGCTTGCTCATACATGGGCATACCAGCTAGCAATGTTCCTTGAGCCGCCACATTCCCACCAACAAAAGCATTAGCCTGTTGAGGCATAGATTGACCGTAAACATCTAGTCCAGCCTGCTGTCCTGCTGTCATTGCAGCATACTGGCTTGGCATAGCCTTTCGGATATCAGCTCTAGCCATAGACTCTTGACGAGCAAGGAAGTCTCGTAAAAGTTGATTACTTTTCTCTTGGCGTTCAATGCCTTCATCAGACTCGCCGCCGAATAGTGTTTTGACTAACTTACTCATATCTCGCCTCTAGTTCTTCTCTAGTGATGCCTAGTAACCATTGGTCATGTATCTCGCCGTTCTTCTTAAAAGACCGTCTAATTGTGCCTTCTAACTTCATGCCGCATTGTACCGCAAACATCTTGGCATTAGGAAAGCAAGTGGCGATCTCTGCGTTTACCTTCTCATACTTGGTGTTTTTTGTTATCCAAGTAAAAAATTCTTTAGCGCCTTTGTACGCTTTCTTTCCTCTGAACTCTTTTAAGATCATTGGATGGATCTCTATAGTGATGCCGTTTCGCATCTCAGCCATCCAGAGTCCGCAGACCTCATCATCTTCTGTATGAAGAAACCATCCTGAGTGCATATCTGGATACCACTCATCTCGTGAGAAGTTATCCTCGCTGATCTCATCAAACACATCAGATCCGGTAACGAATGATCTTATGAAGTCAGCGTCTACCGTTCTGGTTATCAAACAAGAATCCAGCCTTGCTTTCTATCTCCACCAATACTAGGTAGCATCTTTCTGTATTGTATAGCTCCAGCAGAGCCTGCGCTGTCTAAGTAGAGACTATACTGTACAGCCTCTATAACACCTTCTGGGCTTCCGACTCCAACTATTGGAATGCTCAAGGTAGCCTCTTGCGTAAACTGTCTAAACGCCTGACTCATAGTCCCATTAAGTTCTATTATGGGCTGAGCAACATTTAATTTATAGCTCACTGAACACCTTCTATATCAGCAGTCATTTGGATAATTACAGGCTTTACAGGATCGCTCATTGTAAACCTGAATAATTCAAATCTAGCCGCTCTGCCGTTTCTGCGCCAAATAGGTCTGTGGTTATACTCACCGACCTTACCAATACTACGGAAGCGAGTGTCACTCCAAGTTTTAGCGTTACGACTGCGAGCCATCCCAATTTGAGGGTCAGGAGAAGCGGCATTACCAACACCGCTTTCAACAGTAAGTTCTATCTCAGGAACTACAAACGATTCCATGTTGTTCTGGAAAGGCTGCGTTACTATAGAGCGTCTAATCTCTGTGCCGTATTCCGTATAAAAGTCAGGATCTAAGTTACCTATCCTGCCGTCTACTAAATCACCTGCCCATATTTTGTTGTAGGCTCTAACCAAAGCAGTAACACGATAACCGCCAAGATCACCTTCAATAACAGACTTTCTCTCATGCCAGCGCTTAGTAATAATGTCGTAAACTAATGTGCTACTAGGCAATGCAAAGCCAACAAAATAAGCGCCTTTCTCGGCGTATCCCCATGAGTAAATAGAGGTCACTTGGTCTTGCGTAAGATTGCTTAGTT